GCAAATTGAACAGCTTTATCTAAAAGACCTTGCATTGTCATTTTAGGTTTTTCTTTTGTACCTAATAATCCTTTATTTGCTGTTTCAATATTTTCTTGATTAGATTTAGGTTCTACATTTAGTATTCCACCTTTATTTGCATCTTCAATATTAGGTTGATTACTTACACCTGGAACTTTCATATCAGGAGTTTCTAATTCTTCAGGATATTCAAATACAACTTGACCATCAACAATCTTTGCAAATTTTCTTTGATCTTCAGGTATCTTTCTTAATGCAGGATAATTTCTTAACATTGGATCACTAACATTAGGATCTTGAAATTGTGAAGTATCTAAACTTGTTGGATTTCTACGAACAAATTTATCATTCATTAATCCATAATTATCCATCATAGATCTACGAAATCTACTAGGAGGATTTGCTTGAATAGATGGATTACTACTTGCTCCATAAATATTATCTAAAAGAGATCTTCCTCCAACAACTGCTCTACTATTTACACCCATAGGTATAGGTTTATTTGTAAAAGGATTAATTGGTAAATTATTCATTGAAAATTGTGCCATTAAAAGAACCCTCCAAGTAAGCCACCACCGATTGCACCATAAAGAGGATTCATTCCAGGAATTTGACCTGCAAGATTTGCTCCCATACCTGCACCTTTAAGTAACCCTGCCCCTGTGTTTCTAAATACAGGTGAAGTTTCTATTGTGTTAGTAGGTACACTTGCACCTAATGAACCTAAATATTGATTTAATTTTATATATGGTTTTTGTTGTTCGTAATCATATCTAGCTATAGCATCTTGTAATTTAGCATTTTCTAAACCTTCTTTTTCTACACCTACACCTTGTAATTTAGCAATATCATTATAATCCATTTCACCAAGTCCAGGAGCAGTAGCCATTGTATTAGCCATAATATCTCTTTCACGATTATATTGATCGCCATAAACTTGATTAGCTAATTGACCTAGTTCTTGTGTTAATATTTCTTGATTAGCACCTGAACCAAATCTACCTGCTTCAGTAAATTGTGAATTAACATCTGATATTACATCACCTGCCATTTGGTCGTATAGTTTTTTAGAATAAGGATTGGTTGTAGGATTGAGGTAGTTTCCTGCTAATATATTTGATGCTTGAATTTGAGATTGGTTTAGTAAAGGATTACCTGCTAATGCTCTTGCTGTTGTAAGATTTAAAGCTGTTGATGTTTCAGGAGCAAAATCGGTGTAAGTTGCATTAGGAAAAAAATTAGGCGTACTTCCTTCGTACAAATCTTGTGCTGAATCTACTGCTTGTTGAAAATAAGGTCTAATAAATTCTGATGGTTCTGATGATGATGTAGTTGTAACACTACTTGGATTACTACCTTTACTCATGATAATTCCTTACTAAATAAATATACTTTTTGTTCATATCCTTTTAATTTCTTGCTCCAACCTTTGCGACCTGCAACTTCTACAGCGTTACAATGATTGTACTTAGCAAATTTTTCTATTGTTTGTTGTATTGGTTCTAACCAATTATCCATGTTGTTACCTCCTGCTAAGAAATAACGACAAATTTTTTTTTGAGGATACTGTACTACCTCTGTAATAACAGCACTCTCTACTTTTTTTTCCCAACTAATAAAAAGTTGAAAAGAGTTTTTTACTAACCCATCTAAAATATCTCTAGCTGAATAAGTATCGTCTAAAGCCTTTTTTATAAGAGGCTCAACTTCATTCCATATAATATGTAAATCTTCTTTGGGTACTTGTATAATCACCCTACAACCACATACCCAAATGTTTGATCTGCGTTACCAGAACTAGCATGAGTTAATGTAGCTGTTTTATCTCCCCTTGCAGATACATATAAACTAGATTTTGCTGTATTAGCATTTGCAGTTGTTGGCATAAACAAGATAACTGAGTTACCACCAATTCTTTCATCTGTAAGTGTTGTTGTTGTTTGACTTGCTCTTAGTGTTACTGAACCTGTGCTATTTAATTTTCCATTAATAGTATTATTCAATGCACTAGAAACTAATTGTAAATGTAAACTATGATCTGGTATTGATATAGGTACGACAGGAAACTGATTGTCAGCCATTATCTTTTACCTTCTGGTCTTGCCTCTATATCTACGCCACTCATTGTTTTAAAGTTGCCTGTTACTGATACTCGTATTCGGTGGTATCGTGAATTAGATCGTATAGGACAATCTCCACTATCTTGTGTTGAAACTGCTGTTCCTACAGAAATATTATCTAATTGTGATGATCTAGTTATAGGTGTTACTGTAACAGTAGCACTATCTTCTTCGCTATCTACAATCGGTCTAACATTAATGATAGCTGATCTTCTACCCTCTACTCCTTCAAATTCTGTTGTATCAACTGTAGCTGATAAAGAAGTAGCAATAAACTTTCCAAATTTATTTTCTGAATTAAATCCTGCTAAACCAACAATCCCTTCTCCATAAAAATAAGAGTCTAATGATTTAGGTAAATTATCTAAGTTACCTAAGACATCTAAACTTTCTAATGTAGTAAAAGCCTCTTGTGATGCTGTAGAAATAAATTGTAAGTCTAATCCTGATCCTGTAGACCATTTATCTACACTATAGTTATAAATAATTAATTTATTATTTATTGTAGTAGTAGATGTTGCATCTGATCCTCTGTAAGACCAAACAACAATACTATTGTTAGGATCTATTGCACTACATATACCATCTAAATTAGAAGATAAATCATTATAAAAAAAATCATCAACTTTACCATTACCTATTGGTGTAAGTTGTTGGCCACCAGATAACATATAAAATCCATCTTGTGCTAAGAAGAAAATCATACTACCAAAAGATACTATGCTCTTATCACAAAATGCTCCTATGTTGTCTGAGATCTTATCAAATCTAAATATAAGAGGTGTTCCTGCATAGGACATTCTGTAAATAGCTTTTTCAAAGAATACAATTCCTGATTGTTCCCCACCAACTATACCGACAATATTACCATGTTCACCGACAATATCTTGATAGCCTGATTGCGTAGCTTGGCTAGGAGTCCAATCTGAACTGTCATTTAAGGCTGACCATTTAACTCGTTGGTTGTACCCTGTGCTTGATTCTGTTGTATATCCTGCAACAACAAAGTTATTAATAACTGTAATGTATTTTGCTTTTATAGAAACTAAATCAGAAAATGCTGAGTCTGTTCCTTGATTAAATTTTTGAATATTATCTGCATGGTTAGTAGCAATAATATTTGTACCAAACTGTGTAAACTTCCAAAAATCTCTAGCATTAGATGTTGTACTATTATTATATCCACCTGATTTAGACTTATCTATAAATACTTGTGAACTATTCATTTGATACAATTTTGTTGCATCACCTGCATAGTTAGTTACACCACTTGCTTGAAAAGATGAAAACAAACCTACTGCACTACCTGTTAAACCTGTACTACTTAAAGCCTGAAATCCTGGTAGTGATTTATACCCTTCTTTTAAAGGTATAACATTATCAACTTTTAAAGCACCTGAATTTTGATAAGCAGGAAGATCAGATTGTAATTGTCCGAACTTAATCATATTATACTATTCCTGTTGCTGACATCTGCATTGGAGAAGATGTTATTGATCCTTTTTCTGAAGATAAATTTGCGTTGGCTAAAGCCTCTTTATATAATCTTGCCCAAGTATCTAATCTTTCATCTTGCATTAAGAAAGGAGAAGATTCTGCTAATGCACCATAAAGATATAACTCAGGGTAATTAGTTAAAATTGTATTTGTTGTATTTGATTCTGATAAAGCTGTTATTGTTTTATAATAATCTATTTGTAATGTTTGTGCTGAGTCAGGAGCAACACCTAATAAAATGTTACTACCAACTATTGTAAAAAAAGTAGGAAGTCCTGATGTTTGTGTAACATTATATTTTCTATAAAAATCTCCATTAGCCATAAATCGTAATGTTCTATATGGATCACTTTGATAAATAACTGCTGTTGCTTCTAAAAAACCACTAGGCAAAGAATATGATTGTGTACCTGAAACTGTTGTTGTACTGGTATCTGTATTAACCATTTCTCTTACACGCAACTCTCTATTTAATCTGCTTTCTGTAAGCGTAATAAAATCACCCAAATATGAAGTGAGATCTGTCCTGTTGAGATAATTTGCTATTGTTGTTTTTAACAATGCGTAAGTTGTAAGAGCCATTATAAATTCCCTGTGTAAATCCTAAAGTGTCTGTTATCAGGATCATTAAGCCATCTAAAAAACTTTGGCTTATCTAAAACTTTTCCTGTTAATGAAATTATTTTTTTTTTTGCTAATTGATGAACAATAATGTTTGGTAATCTAGCTACTCTATAACCTTTAGCTTCTTGTAAAACTTTAGATTTATAAGCACCTTCATTTTGTGCAACTTTATTAGCTTGTAGTATTTCTTTTATGTCTGCCTGAGATTGATAATTTTCTATATGAATTTTATCTTCTGCTTCATCTACAATTAAATTTGTTTTAACTGACGATTGATCGCCAGGTTCATTTAAAGAAAACTTTTTAGCCATATTATTTTATAGCTTTCATAATCATTTGATCTATTGTTCCTTTAACAGATAAACCTTGATTACCTGAAAAACTTAACATTGGATCGTATTTTCTATCTCCACCTGAAGTTTGTTTAGATTGTTTTTTTTTATTACCTCTACTAATCATTGGATCAGCTTTGATTGAATTTTCAACAACCTTGTATAAACTTGAAGTATGTTTTTTATTAGTAAAAACACCCATTTTATTCTCCTGTTAAAATTAAAAAGGAGGGGATAATTCCCCTCCCTATCCTTAGACTACAAATAATTATGCAGTTAAGTTAAATATACCATAGTTAGCGTTTGGTGCTTTTGCTGTTAAAGTCCATTCTGCTAATAGTAATTTTTTATCACTATCACCAGTTTTTGCTAAGTCAGAAGTTTGGAAAGGTCTAAGGAAGTCTACACTCCACATATCCATTTGCAAAATATCTGCTCTGTTAGCATTTTGGAATCTATCAGGTACAAAAGCTACTTCGCCAAAATCAGATACATAAATATCAGTCGTTCCGATTGATACTTTGTCTGACGCATCTTTGTATTTAGTTGCTACACCATTGAAAGCTGATGCTAGTTGTTTATGACTTGCTGTCATAAGAACTGTATCAGGTTCTCCACCATTATTAAATGCTACTAAAAGACCTGCTTTTAATAAATCTTCGGTGTAAGTTCTATTTGTACCACCTGCGATTGCTGTAGCACCAGTACCTAGAGGAACTGCTGAAGGTGATCCATTTTTAGAATAGTTGTTAGTTGGTGATGCAGGGCCATACCATGTACCTACTGATGCAGATTTTCTAGCTGTAGAAGCATTACCTGCTACTTTAGCTTGTTCAATACCAACCATAGCGTTTTCCATATCACGCTTGATTTCTTTACCCATTTTAGCAAGTTGGTAAGCAATTTGCGTTCCCATTCCTGCATTATCAACAGCATCATCAGTACCAGAAATTGTTACTGATTTTGATGAAATTTGAGTATAGTTAGTTAGTCTTGAAGTTGCGGCTCTTGCTTCACCTGCATAGTCATCACCTTCAACTTGTGCATTTACTGCAACTGCCGCTAATGAGTCAGTTTGCCATTCATGCAAAGTATTAGTCGCTGTACCTTTTGATGCGTTGCTCATAAAAGGAGTTTCAGTTGGTGAAATATTATAGATCACATCAGCTAAATCTTCTCTTATTGAATTAACGCCATCATAAGTATCAAAAGTATTTGTTGGCTGTGCCATATACTTATCTCCTATTAGTTAATTGTTAAGAATACATTTCTTTGAAAATGTTTACTGCGTCTTTGACTTTTCCACTTTTTCTCAGAATTGCTTTTTTAGAGTTAATACGCTTTGCAACATCACTTGTTTCTTCAACAACTTTAGGACTAGATGAACTTACAACTTTTGGAGTTCTAGTTACTTTCTTATTTTTTGCGTTAGCTGTTTTTAACCTATTATAACGATAGGCATTAGCTAACATAAGAACTGCTCTATGATCTACTAACATTGAAATTTCTTGGTCTGTATATCCAATATCTTTTGCGAAATTGGTAAGGTTCTTTACGAACTCAGGGCCTTTTTCTTTGTCGCTGTAAATAGGTAGTTTTTCAGCAAGAAGATTTCTTTCTTTTTCCAAATAAACATTATAATTTCTTTCATGCTCTCTTTGTTTTTCAGAGTTTAATCGTTGTTGCTCTTGTCTAGTAGCTTCCATCATTTCTTTCCTACGATCTATCTCGGCTTTTGCTCTGACATATTCAGCAGGATCTTCTTGATACAACCTATCTAAATCTACCTGGTTTTCAGTAGTCTTTAAGTGTTCAGATAATACTTGAAGTTGTTTTTCGTATTGATCTCTTTTGATTTTTGCCTCCTCGTTATTCCTTGTTAATGAATTTTTAAGTTCATCAACTGATTTTCTATTGCTAGAAAGTTCATTGGTTTTACGAGTATAATCTTGTTGACGAAAATACCCATCTTTAAGTTCATCTAGGCTGACTTCTAATTCTTGATCTCCGACCTTAATTTTATAAAGTTCCTGATTACTATTTAAAGTGTTATCTTCTTCAACTTGATCTATAAGTTCATCATCATCAAAGGGATCAGCGTTATTCGTTTCCGATTCACTTACTTCCTTTGTTGGTTCTTCACTTGCTGTTTCCTGATTCTTAGAGGCTTCTGTATTTAGTAAGTTTTTCAGGGCGTCAGCTACCTCTCCTTGTGTGTTTAGAGGCTTGGGCGTTGGTACAACAGTTTCCTTTGAAGGATTATCTGTTGCAGATTCCATTTCTGGTTGTTCTGCCATTGTATTCTCCTTTTATTTTTTTGTTGCTAATTTTCCTGTTTCTAAAACAGATTGCAACTGCATCACAACAACCTCTGTCATTCTTCTCATAAGAAAGATATGCTCTCGTTGTTCTGAATCTTTTAGGTCAGAGTTTAGCCATTGTAATTCTAAATCCTGACGAATTTTTTGTATTGCTTCAACAAACATTGGATCTTCTAATATTCGTTTAGCTTTAATTGATCGTTCTTGTTCTTTTTCCACTAAATGTCTGCTCCGTAAGCATCATCATAATTAACTGCAAATTTTGGTTTGTTATTGTGTGGGTTTGGAGTGTTAA